GCCATATGCTTCTCTCAATTTCTGTACCTGATCCACAATTTCCCACACGTCTTCATGTTCGCGCTTCCACTTGGCTGTTTCACCAGGTCGGTTGCCTTCTTTTTTGTACAGCCTGACTGCTTCATATACATTATTGACCTGCCGCATTTTACGCAACAAGCCCGCCGGCTGTTCCATCACGCCGCCGCTGTACGGCAGGGAGTGATAGGTCTCGCAGTTCAATGCGAGCTCCAAAAGCGGAGGCATGTCCGGACGCTTTTCATCAGCATAATCCGCCGCGTGGATTAGGATAAAGGGTCAATATTCATCGCCTCCGCAATGACTTTATTTATACAATCCGCGAGCCAAACTATGTGAGCTGGCTTTGCGTTATCCACTTCTTCCACTCCCCACTTCGGTTCGGTCATAATGCCGTGCTTTACCGCGCTTCTAACGCTATCCCCACGCCATACCGACAATGGCACTTCGAGGTCTTGCCTCATATCGCGGTGAAAGTCTTCAAGCATCTTTTGTGTAAGGTCAAGAACGACGCACTTGCCAAACTTTTCGTGTTCGAATTCCATCTATGCTCCTATACCGTTGCTAAGGCAGATTCAGTTTTAATGGTCAACCAATTGGACGCGGTCGGGTTATACACGCCATCCAGCACCAGATCGTAGGTCATCAAGCCGTTCTTATCCTGGAACAGCTCCGGCGCCTGCATCGAATGACCGGCAAAGTCAATTGTCATGGAGCGCAAAGCTGTGGTTAACCCACTATTGGTATAGATAATCCGCACGCGCTTTTCCAGAATTTTGCTGGCATCTGTCGCAAGCATGGCAATCAGATAATCGTCGGTGGACGCGTTCAGCTCCAGTGACAGTTTCAATTGCCCGCTCCACTTGCCATCATAGCTTTTACTCGGTGTGCATTCTCCCAAGAAGTTATCATAAACGCGGTTGGCGTTGACGCTCAACTCCCAGCTAAACGCGCTTGAAGCTAATGCGGTAAAAGTGGAGCTACTCCAATCTGCCAATTTGACCGAAGCCATGCAGCCGGATAAACGCGTTCCGGTAGTACTATCTGAAAGCACAGCCAGCGCGCCTTCTTTTACCAGTCCGCCCATCAATGACGCGCCCACGCTCACACCGGAGTTGGCAGCGCCGCTCAATGTCAGGCTCGTAACAGTCGCGTCCTGCATCTGCCAGACTTCATCGGTTTGCCCGAATTGCAAGGTCGCAGCGTGGGGAGTGATTGCGGCTGTAGTCGGCGCGGCATACGTGCGCGTGTAAGGGTTAGCCGAGCCTGAAGGTGTGACCGTGCCAAATAGCATCTCCAGCCAATAGTTCAATTCTTCAAAGTCCGTGTCACTGGTCTCAGCGGTTGCGCTGGATAGATAGCGGTCAAGTACGGTCTGATGGGTGGGAGCTAAAGTCCCGCGCAACTGGTCAAGCGCGCGCGTTTCGAGTTCAGGCCGCAGTTTGAAGCTGGACACGTTCTGCAGCTTGCGGGTTGCCGTTCCGTTTGCCGTGCCGAAAGCACTCTGCCAGCCGAGTTGTAAAACATTATGTGCATTAAGCATCTTTTACCTCTTCTTTTTGTTTTTCTAACTTATACATGCCCGCTTTTAGCGCGGCGTTTGTAAGCTCCTTCGGGAACTGTTTCCACTCGTCCACGCTCAAATCGCGCGCTGGCAGTCCCACGAAGTAGCCACTTCCCTGATAAATGTAACAATCAGCCACTGACTACCTCCAAAATCTGTAATAAACATAGCACGCCGGCATAGAAGCGTCCCGATCCTCGCGGCCACTCGTATTCACCCGGCGTAATTGACACGCTCTGCAGAGTCGTGTTGGCATAGGGGCATTTTCCCCACGTCCGCATTCCATCCAAGTATTTACCAGAATATTCAACCAGCTTCGGCGCAAACTCACGCAAGCCCAATCCCTGCTCGGAAGGCTGCCAAAGCATCAGGTCGGTTATCTGCCAGATGATTGACATAGCCGTTCCAATCGCAATGTGCGTGCCCTCACGCCCTTCACCCGGCATGGTTGCAACGGGTAATAGCAACCGGCACGGCAATTGCGCGGTCGTCATTGAATCCGGCAGCTCGTCCAGATCGTAGGCGTAAGGCGTAACACCGTCTGCCAAACTTACCGACAAGTCAGCCAGCGACCCGTAAACGTTTACAATCGCGCTTGCGCTCATACGCCCACCCGCCTCTTGTACCGGTCAAGTAATTTCTGCACATCCGAAGGCAGCCCTGAAGGCATGATCGTTACGCCGTCACCCGTCACAAGCGGTCGGTCAATGTCAGCGCTGGTATCCTTTTGCCGGTAGATAAAAGCCGCAAGCCTAACGCAAGCGTGAGTAATGTCAGCCGGTGCGGTCGCAGAATAGCCCCATGTACCAGCCACGCTTATTTCACTGTCTGAATCGTCAAACTCCCAACTGTAATCCTCATCCAACTTGATAATCCACTTGGGGTTATCATTGCGCGGGAATAGCCGGTAGTTAGCGCTTGTAATCTCAACCCCGTCACCGTTAGTCAGTTTTGTAACAGTCAGCAGATCGTAGCCATAGAGATTCAATTCCCGCCCGTACGTGTCGTCTGAGTTGAAATACTTCGTGGCGGTCTCTGCTTCAAAGTGCCTGCCAGTATAAGCGTCAATCACACCCGCAGCCCGCGTTAGTAGGTCGCTAAGCAGATTATCATCGCCCTCCGTGGTGATGCCTAAATAATCCTTCAGGTTGGATAGGTTCGCGTATGCCATTACTTCACCGCTTTAACCTTGCTTTTAGGCTTCGTAACCACTTTTACCGCAGGCTCTACCGCATAGGTGACAAACCCGCAGCGCATGTAATCGTCCACACATTCCTCAGGCATGTCAGCAGTCGCGCCCTCTTTATACGGCACGGATTTTCCGCCTATGTTAGCCACGAATTCGCGCATAACGTATATCTTGATAGACTTACTCATATTTTCACCTCTCTCAAACGGGATCAACACATCGCCATCCGGCTTTATATGCCCGCAAATAACGTCAAATCTGCATATCTGTTTGAAGCCGTTCCTCATACAATCGGCGGCAAATGGCATGTCAGGGCTCGGATGCCCGCCAATTTCACTCCGCCTCATATCTAACTTTTCCAACACCTTGCGCCGGATCAGCGTACAGCCAAAGCCGGAGCCGCTCACTTCAATCCAACCTTGTGCCCTTGCCTTATTCACAATCTCAGGAAATAGGCTCAAGCTCATGTCCGGCCACCTGGAAGAAACTGCCCGACAAGCATTCAGCACCGGCTTTACATGGCGAAACAGATAAAGCCCATAAACTACGTCCGCATCCGTTGCCAGCATTTTCACCAGAGCGTCTTCAGGAATTATCATGTCATGTTCAACAATGAACAGACAATCGTAATCGCCGGATAACATTCTCTGCCTTGCATAGCGATACTGATACAACGTATTTTCGTGATCCTGCTTACTGTTTCCAGTTATCTCGCTCGGATTGTTTGTGCTTATCTCAATTTCAAGTTCGACCCCGTCTGGAATCTTGAGCGTATCAATGCTCGCTTTTGTCTCAGCGCGCAAAGCTAATTCACCGTCGGATATTTTGTAGGTAGGGCAGAACAATAGTATCTTCATCTTTCGTACTCATGCCCTTCCAACCCAAAGTTCAGGAATGGATTGAGGCTGTAAACGTTGCAGCCGTACACCTCTTTCAACCTGTCTCTCAACGCCAATGTCTGAGGCTCGATCTGTGTAATAAACTTTCGATAAAAGCTTTTACCTGCGATAGCCTCATCATATCCAGGATAATTTACCGCCCCGTCTAACGTCCCGCAGTCGTGCCCAATCAGGATGATGTTCGCAGCACCCATATAAGCGGCAATGTGAATCGCGCTGGTTATGGTGGAGTAAGAAACAACGATCTTGTCCGTTCCTGCCACACTCAAATCAATCTCTTCCAGTTTGTTATCAAGATGCTCAAATACATAATCTGCGCCCTCGTTTTTTGCGTATTTTAGCGTTCCACAATTGTGTTCGCTGCAAATCGTTTTGAACCCAAATTGTTTTGAAGCTGCAATAGCAGCGTCCATTCCATTAGATTCTTTCCTGACCACGTAATCCAGGTTAGCAAAGCGTTTCCACACTTGATTAACGCCGATAACGAGCTTATTGTCAAAAAAGCTTGCATCGATAAAACCGGCAGAGGCACCGGAAGCCACAACATAAATGTCATGTCCCTCATGGATGTTTTTCAATTCCCCAATTGGTTTCACAGTACCTCTGCTTTGTTAGTTAGTCAGCGATTAGGCTGATGGATGGGTCGCGTACTGGAACGCCTCTGCTTGCAGGACTGCACAGCCGAAGCGGTAGGTAGCTAAAATGCCAATCTGCCCGGTGCCGGCGTAAAGTTCATTCAACCGGCGGATTCTCAACCCGCGATTGGTCACAAAGCCCATATAGTTAAAGTTGCCAAACATCAAAGACTTGGCACTCGCTGCGATATTAGCCACGTTGCTATTCAACACGACCGGATAACCTTCCAGAGTTGGGCCGTCAACAGTACCGCTCATTCGAGCAACTCCGCTTGTAAACGTGAACACGTTGGAACTAACCAGCCCCTTCAGGTTGAACCAGGTTGCTGGGTCCATAACCCAAGCAGCGCCGTTATGATACGGTGATCCGAGTTTCCCCATTAATTTAGGGATTTCAGCAGCACCGATCGCAGTCGCTGAGCCAAATGACATTCCGGCTGTACCGCCAACGAACGCGCCTTGCGGTTCGGTTGAGCCCGCACCGATCAAAGCGTAGTAGTTTTCAGTGTCGGCTACTGCGCGCCCGATAGCGTTGGTCAGGAATGCCTCAAGATTACTGTTATCGTCTTCGAGCAGCTCTTCGGACACCTTGATCAACTTGGTGAACTTATAAACCGGAACTGAAGCCTGCTCGAAAGTAGGCTCTTCTTCAGCAGCACTAATCGCGCCTTCTTCAGCTACCAACGTGAACTTGGCAAGGCTCGCGTTCTCAGTCGGGAAGTTATATTTATCCCGATTGGTGGTCACGCGCATCAAACCGAGCTTGCTGATAATTGATTCTTCATCGCGCTTAGCGATGATCGAACCATATTCGTCGTCAGGGACGAGATAACCACCTTCTGTGGTCGTGCCTTCCTGCAAGGCAGCTTTTGACGCCTTACGGATATTGGACACCTCTCCAGTGCGCACATAATCCCAGAATGCGCTTTTATAGCTTTTCTCGCCGAGACCTTCAACCACAGCGGGCGCTTTTATGGTTCTTTCGCCCTTTTCAATACCAGGTGCGGCTTTCAGTTCTTCGACAATTGACTTGCGGATTTCATCGGCAATTGCCTTGATATCCACTTTAGGCTCTTCAGCCTTTGATTCTTCGACGATTTCTTTTTCGTCCATTTTTTCCTCCAAAGTGTTTATTGTTTTAGATTTGATTTTGCTTTCCGCTTCGTCAACAACCAGCGCAGGCGACTCACCGTCCTCTGCCTCGCTCTCCGTGCCAACTTCAGCTTTCAGC